AGTTCTCAAACGAGAAGTTCAAACCTACGATCGAGCAGAGCCCTCTGATCTGGAAATACTTCCAAAGCTCTCGAGTCTCCCAACAGGTCTTTGAGAAGTCTTTCACCAACGGATCCTATGTCTTTTTGAGATCCGCCTTTAGGTCAGCAGATAGGACTCGAGGGATCTCAGCGCGTAATCTGTTCCTGGACGAACTCCAGGATTTCCTGATTTCGGAAATACCGGTGATTATGGAGTGCACCTCTCACTTTCCAGACGCCAACGTGATGATGGCGGGGACCCCAAAAACTTTCGATAACCCAATCGAGGTCTACTGGCAGGCAACTACACAAAATGAGTGGTTGGTGCCTTGTGAAGCTTGCCGCAAATGGAATTATCTGGACGAGTACAATATTGGCCCAACCAAGTTGTATCTGGAAAATAAACTCCCACCAGGCCCGATCTGCAAATATTGTGAAAAGCCGATAGAGGTGACAAAAGGCCAGTGGATGAGTTTGTCCAAGGGCAAGAGCATCATCGGATACCGGATACCTCAGCTCATGGTTCCGTGGATTATAGGTCTCAAGAACCAATGGGAAAAACTTCTTTGGAAGAGAGACAACTATCCAGCTGGGCAGCTTAATAACGAGGTTCTAGGTATTTCCTACGATAGTGGCGCAAAACCTATAACTCGAGACGAACTGATCTCATGCTGCAACACGAACCATAAACTGATCTCGGACAACTTTACTCCACGAGAGGTCGAGGACGCCAGGCGCCGAATCCTATGCGGAGGAATTGATTGGGGCGAGGGGAACGACGGGGCAGAAAAATCACCTAGCGGCAGAGTACGAAACGCATCTTACTCGATCCTGACGATTGGAACCTACATAAACCCCAAGGTTTTCCAGGTGTTATACGTCAAGAAGTACACGGGAAGGCAGTCTGATCCAGACTTCGTCGTTAAGCACATTGTGAGAGTGTGCAAGATTCTGAACGTTAGACTTCTCGGGGCTGACTGGGGTCATGGTTGGGGCCCCAACAATCAGCTGGTCAGGGCACTTGGGGCAGAGAGGGTCGTACAGTTCCAGCACCTTCCGAAGCAGAAGCACAAGATGAAGTGGGATCCTATAGGCTTTAAATATCAGCTGCTTAGAAACTTAATCTTGTCAGAAATGTTCTATTCTTTGAAGAACGGGGAGATTTCATTTCCTCCTTGGGACGTCATGGAGCCATACGGGAAAGACATCTTGAGCGTCTACACAGAATATGATGAATACCGCAGAGAGATGAAATATGACCATCGACCATCAGATCCGGATGATTTTCTTCATAGTCTGGTTTACGCTAGATTGGCTGCGAAGATTTGCTTGGGGCACAGGTAGTTTCTTTTCCCCCATGCCATAGCTAAAAAATTAATTCATACTTCCGTAGGGGACCCGAGCTCGACTAGCTGCGGTCTGCTTAGCTCCGTAATCCGACATGCCATTGCTTGGAAGAATTTTCTTGTA